TGTAGCGGTGCAGGAAAGGCGATACGGTACGGATTGGCACGACTCGATAATGGCTGTCCGAGTCTTTCCGGCATGGCTTTTCAGGATGGATGATTCGTCTAGGACGATGCCATGCAACTCGGTGAAGTCGATAGCGTCAATGCGCTCGTAGTTCGTAATCCACAGTCCAGGCGCATTAGGGGCCTGTCCTGCGGGCACACGGTTAACCTCAATGCCAAACGTCTTACCTTGCTCTATAGTCTGTTCAGACACAGCCAAAGGCGCAAGAATCAGCACCATGCCGCTAGTGTGCGAAGCCACTTCGTCAGCCCATGCAAGCTGCATGAGGGTCTTACCGAGTCCGGTGTCTGCAAATATCGCAGCTCGGCCTCTACGGACTGCCCATGAGACTATGGCGTGTTGAAAATCAAACAAATGCTCGTTTAAGTCGCCAGGCTTGTGACCGGTAGCAACCTCTGCACGGCGCTTGCTTTGCACAAACGCATCGTATTTGTCTATAATCTGCTCACTCATTACTAACCCTTTCTTGGTGGTGAATAGAAAACCGTTACCCGTTGGCGCGAGTAGCGGTTTTTGCTTTCAAGGTGTACGCCTTGAATCTCTTGCCGTTGACTTCATGCCAGCGGTCTTGAATGTCATAACCAGCGCGGCGTAGCTCACTTACGCGAGTTGCCAGCTTCATAGTTCCGCACGTTTGCAGTGCGTCTAGCCCTGTAGTCCAGCCCTTGCGGAGCCGTTTAACAATGGATTCGTGTTGAGTCATCGTGGTGCCCTTTCGCTTTTGGTTGGGGCTGTTGCATAGCCCAAATTCGATTCGGGGTTGACGCGAGTGCCGTCCAGAGCGATATGGCGCAGCGTCTTGATGCGTCCCCATTTGTTGATTACTTGAGATGGGCCGCGCCACTCAAATGCAGACTTCACAGGTGTGTTTTTGGACAGCATGGTCAAACGATCACCTTGTCATTTGAGGAATCGCGCCGATACTTCTTCTTTGTGCCTAACCGCACCAAAGCTGCCGCCACTCTGTCTGCTATGCGTGGTGTTAAAGGATCGGGCCACTTGTGTACCGCCTTGTAAGTAACCCCGACTGCCTCAGAAGCGGAGCGTATTGAGCCGCCTAAAAGATTGATTGCTGTTTGTTTTTCCATGCAGCAACTGTACCACAGTACAACTTAGTCTGTGCGACAGGACACATATATATTTTTGGTAAAAGGGTAGGATTGCTGTGTGAGTTACAAAGCGCGTCTAAAAGAGTTGATGAATGTCAAGCAAATTGGCAGGAGTGAACTCGCCGCTGCTATTGGCATCAGCTACCAGGGAGTCAGAAAGGTGTTCGACTCTGATGGCGCGTTTGGCTCAGAGAACAACCTGAAGGCAGCGGATTACTTTGGAGTCAATCCGAAGTGGCTTGCAACTGGCGAGGGCGACAAGTTAGCCAGCCCCGCAGCGCCAGCAATCCCCTACACCGGCCCAACTAATCTAGGGCGTGAACTTGCTCTAGTGTTTGACATGATTCCAGAGGCTGACACTCTGAAGCGCAGCAAGGCATACGCTCTTGCGATAAATGCCATTGCTGGAGTCCTAGAAGGCGACTCTGTAACTCTTGAGAGAGTGCCGAAGAAGTAAACGCCCGAAGCGTGAGTGGGTGACAGCCCACATTGTTGTTTTTCATAGATTCCCTGCGCCTATGGCTTGATTGCCACTTTTTGGCGAATCGCGGAATATACGCCCCCCCCCACGCAAAGCAACACGCACCAATAAAGCACTCGCATCCGTTGTGCCAATCTAGGGGTTTCCCTAGTTTGTGGCTTTTTTTCACTTTTATTTGTACTTTCGTACATTTCCTGCCTGTACTGTGGTACATTAATTCCATCGCAGCAACAAGCTGTAAACAAAGGGGCAGAGATGAAACAGGAACATCAAGTACAGGCGGCACTCGATGCCATCCGCGCAATCGACGGTCTGTGGTCTGAAGATGTGGCAGCACTTGTCGCTGCAATGTCTTGCCAGATTGCCAAAGACGCGAACGCTCACGCAAAGCTGCATCAGGAGTCGATTGATTCGCTGGATGCGTTGGCTAACTACTTGTACGACGAAATCGGTGAGCGTGTTGCGATTCGTGAACTGGAGGCCAAAGAGGACAAGAAGCTGCGCCAGTGCGACGAAGAGGGTGCAGTCCAACGCTTTGAATCTTGGATGCGCGGGGTGGTTGCATGAGCCGCTTTACCCAACATTACCGCGAAGCCAATTCGCACATTGATATGCATGGCGACGAAGTGCCGTTCTTTGCGTCAGATTTGATGCTTGCGGTGTATCTGGTTCTGTCAATCGTGGTTTGCGTGGTGACAGCGTGAGTACCCCCGACATCCTCGACCACCTGTACTGCCTTGGCAGCGAGTACGGGATCAGCGAAACAGATATGCGCAGCCTGTGCGATCACATGGGCGTGTACTGGGAAGACTTAATGAATCACAACACAGGCAACTCTACCAACTCAACGAAAGCAAATATATGTCAATCGCCGCTCTCATTCTCGGTAACTCAGGCACAGGCAAGTCAACCAGCTTGCGCAACTTAGACCCAAGCAAAACACTGCTGATTCAGTGCATCAAAAAGCCACTGCCATTCCGTGCAACTGGCTGGAAAACACGTATCACCATGAAGTCGGATGGCAACGTAATACAGACAAGCGACCCGCTGATGATTGAGAAGTTATTGCGCCAATCGCCACATGAAATCGTCGTGATTGATGATTACCAAGCTGTGATGGTCAATTCTTTGATGAACCGTAGCAGTGAAACGGGCTACACAAAGTTCACCGACATTGCCAAAGACGCATGGAATGTTTTTAACGCTGCTGGCGATCTAGCTGCACACCGCCGTGTCTACATATTGGCGCATACACAGACTGATGACTTCGGACAGGTGCGAATGAAAACCGTTGGCAAGATGGTAGACAACACCTTAGTGCCCGAAGGTTATTTCACCATCGTATTACGCACCGAAGTAGTGAACAACAACTACAAATTCAGCACGCAAACCAATGGCCAAGACTGCGCAAAAAGTCCAATGGGCATGTTTACCGACACGCACATTGATAACGACTTGGCTCAAGTTGATGAAGCGATCCAAGAGTTTTACCAAATCAATCAACCCGCTTGAATAAAGCACAACCCTAGAAAGCAAAACCATGTACAAATTAGACGTTCAAGAAGCCCGTAAAGCAGACACGCAAGGCAATCAAATTAAAGAGATTGGCAAATATGTCGGCTCCATTACCCAAGCCGAAGACATTACCGCCAAGACCGGAACCAAGGGCATTGCCCTGATCTTTACAAGCAACAGCGGACAAAAAGCCAAGCTGTCCATTTACACCATGAAATCCGATGGCAGCAAGATCGGTGGCTACTCCATGCTCAGTGCAATGATGACTTGCATGAAGCTGCGTGACATTGCGCCCAAAGCTGGGAAAGTCACGCATTACGACTACGACGCTAAAGCCGACGTTATTGAAGACGGTAACGTGTTCCCTGACTTGTGCAAGCCCATCGGCATCCTTCTGGAAACGGAAGACTTCGCAAAGCAAGATGGCGGCACCGGCACACGCATGGTGTTGCGCGGAGTGTTTCAAGCAGACACAGAACTGACAGCTAGCGAGATTCTGGATCGCAAGACAGTGCCCGAAGCATTGCCAAAGATGGTAGCTGCATTGCGTCACCACCCACTGAAAGCAGCCAAGGCCATGCCAGCACGCCAGCATGGCGGGGCTATGCCTGATGACCAGTTCTTTAGTAACGATGACGAGTCTGAAATTCCGTTTTAAGGGGTAAAAAATGTACAAATCAATCGTTATCGACATAGAAACAATCGGCACATCTCGCAAGGATGTCATTGATTACATCGCAGCGACTGTGAAGCCTCCTGCCACTTACAAGAAGGCAGAGAGCATTGCTGAGTGGCACAAAGAGCAAGGCCCAGCAGCGATAGCTGAAGCAGTGGCTAAAACGGGCCTCGACGGTGCATTTGGTCAGGTTGTGTGCATTGGATACCAACTGGACGACATGGAGTCTCCATTCGTTCTGCACGGCCTGAATGAGCGCGAGTTGCTGGAATCATTCACAAAGATGCTGACCGAGTGCATTACGCCCTCTGATGTGCTGGCTACCTCAGTTGTAGGTCACAACGTCAGTGGGTTTGATCTGCGATTCTTGATGCAGCGTTACATCATCAACAGCATTCGTCCACCGATGGTTTTGAAACGTGCAGCAGAGGCTAAACCGTGGGAGACTGAGAAAGTCTTTGACACCATGATCCAGTTCGCTGGCGTTGGAAACCGCATCAGCCTGGACAAACTCTGTCTTGCTCTGTCTATCCAATCTCCAAAGGGAGACATGGACGGGTCGAAGGTTGGGCAATACGTTGCTGACGGTCGCCTGGAAGAGGTCAGCGAGTATTGCAAGCGCGATGTCGAAGCCACCCGCGAGGTGTTTAAGCGGATGACTTTTCAATGAACGACAAACCCATTGTCACCTTTGACGAAATCATTTCGTGGATTTGGAACTTCTTGCACTACCTGGGCGTGATTGCCAGCCTTCTTGCGGTGCTGTGGTTCTTGGGGTGGGTGAAATGAAACTCCAATGGACACCCACGGTCTGGGGACGCGCTAGGGTTGTAGCGAGGTGGACTAAATGAAACACCTCCTCCTAGCATGGACCATCGTGTCCATTACATCCATGTTCGTCTACGCCTTCGCTGGTGTGGCGTTCTGGAGTCCGTTGCAGAGTGGTGATGCCGTTCGATTCACCCTGCTGTGCACTTTCCACTTTGTCGGCCCGCTTGCTTACGCTTTATCAAGGATGCCATGAGCCAACAAATTAAACACATCAATGGGACCATCCTATTTAAAGCCGAGTCTGGCATGACAACACGTCAGATGCTTGAGAAAGCTACGGCGAGTAAAACCAATCTGTACTGTGCCAATCTGTACTGTGCCAATCTGCGCGGTGCCAATCTGCGCGGTGCCGATCTGGGCGGTGCCAATCTGTACTGTGCCAATCTGTACGGTGCCAATCTGCGCGGTGCCAATCTGCGCGGTGCCGATCTGGGCGAAAAGTTTGGCAAGATTATCGACTGTGGTCGTCCTTTCTTCCAATGCGGCCCAATCGGGTCACGATTGGACTACTTGCAGTCGTTCATTACGGACAAAGGCATCGTCGTCAAAGCTGGATGCTTTACCGGATTCCTTGATGATTTTGTCGCTGCTGTGGAGAAAACCCACGGCGATACAGACCACGGAAAAGAGTACGCAATGGCTGTTCTGATGATTGAGGCTCACGCTGCTATTTGGATGGGGAAACTATGAGCCAACTCCCACCACTACCAGACCCCGCCAGCATTCACTGGTATCACCCTGACCCGATGAAACCGGATTACGTCAAGTGCCATGAGTTCACCGAAGCCCAAATGCTTGCTTACCGCGCTGCCACGGTTGAGGCTTGTGCGGCGGTGTGTGAATCGCTATACGGGAAATACTTGACTGATGCTGCGGAACAAATCAGGGGTATGAAATGACCCACACCGAACTGATGGCGCTGGCTGATACGTATGGACGAAACTGCTTTAGCGATGGCGCACATGACGTTTGCGTTGAACACCCAAAGACATTGCAAGCCCGAGCCGCCCTGTCTGATGCGCTGAAACAGGTTGTGCAGGATGCTGAGAGGTATCGTTTTCTGACTACGAAAGGAAATGATGATGCAGACTATATCGGAGAGTCGTGGCAGGATTGTTACGCAACTTGGAATGGTCAGGATGGCATCGTTGGTTTTGAAAAAGTAATTGACGCAGCCATGAAGGAGAAACCATGACCGACACAGAGATTTTGCAGTGGCTGCATCGTGTGGCAACGGCAGCGGCGTATGCCCTGCAAGACGGAGAGCCTATTTATCTTGAGCGTATCAGGGCAGAGATTAGCCACGAGATCGGCGTTATAGAAGCTATTGAGCGCGAAGGAAAAACACCATGACCCCACCAGAAATGACGGACGAGCAGATTGCAGAGATTGCAAACAGTTGCAGATGGAGTAACACATACCACGTTGACTTTGCCAAAGCCATCATCGCCGCCCGAGACAAGCAGTGGGCTGAGATGCTGGGTGAGCCTGTGGCATTCAGGTTCAAGTGCCCTGACGGATACAACTATGAGCAGGAAAACGATAACGGTGGCGGTGAGCCACTCTACGCAAAGCAGGAGAAACCAGAATGACCAACGATGACGAAATGGTTCGCGTAATCCTAATCCTCAAAAGAGGTGGCGATATGAGTACCGATGTGCGCGTCTCAGGTCAAGTAGAGCCACCAGCGGTAAGCACGTTGGTTGCTGGCATGGCAGCACGACTGTTGCATGGCTTTGCTTCTGATGACGTTGTGAAACTTGTGGGGCCGAAATGACAAACCTAATCCGACTACCAGCCAGCACCAACATGACCGCGCAGATGGCGCTTGACTCAGCACTGGTCGATACCGAGAGCGACCACCTCAAGGATGTGCTGATCTGCGGCTACACCGAAGGCGGGGTTCTTTACATCCGGTCATCAAAGATGAACTGTGCAGAGGCGTTTTTCTTGGCAAGCAAAGCAGCGCAGTGGGCGCAGAACGGAGGTCAGGAGTGAGGCCAGACTACTGCCCCGTTGGAAATGAGCCATGCCAGAGTCTGTGCGATGTGCCATGCGGCAAGACTGATTACCAATCTCTGCTGAGAGAGGTTCTAACCCATTTTTACCATGATGGTGTCCCAGTAAACCCAGAACACCCCAAGCGAATTACCGTCAACAAAATTGAGAAAGCACTGAAATGAGATTCCAACCCCAAACCCTTCGCAGCATCCATGAATTCGTGAACCGTGCAGTCAAGCATTGGGACGAGACACCAGCCGATGAGCGCGATGACATGATTAACCCTGACGAACCAATCGTGCTGCGTGTACCAAACCCAGAGTGGCAGCAGGGCGAGGATGGCCCGTATGAGCCTGATGATGAAGGTAATGAAACACACCTGTGCTTCCATGTTGAATCGCATGGTGGCGGCGGTGATATGGATGAGGATGGAAACGAGTGTGGTCACGATGGCGCATCACTTACTGGAATGGAGATTGATGGCTGTAAGTTTCTCTATACCGGACGGAGGCTAAGTAAATGACCCAATGCTCAAGCTGCGGCGGATTCTGCGGGCGTGTCTGCCAACGCGACAACACAAAGGCGCTAGAACTAGCCTGCCACTACCAGAACCGCTGCTGTGACCTTGAGGAAATCATCGAAATGTTTTGCTTGGATGCAGAGATTGAGCAAGTGAAAAAGGATGAAGGACTATGACTGAACAACTGAAGGTGCTTGCGCTGGCTGCGGCGGTGATTGACCACAATGAAAACCGTGGTTGGTATGAGGAAGATATGCTTTTGCAAGACGGCGTGTACTACACAAAGAACGCACGGTTCATTGCCGCAGCCAGTCCTGATGTGGTGCTGGCTCTGATTGCAGAGCGTGACAACCTGAAAGACACCACAGACAATCTGGATGAGATGTACAACAGTCTTTCCCGTGACTACGCGGAGTTGAAGGCAGAACTGGCTGCGCTGGAGTCACAAGAACCATGTGCGTGGGCTATTCAAGGCTCATCGTTTGTTTACAAAGGCGAACACGCAAAGGTTGATGCGAAGGCAGAAGCAAAGCGAGTTGGTGGAACTTGCCGCGCATATCCACTCTACACCGCAGCCGGTGCGAAGGAATCCAAATGAAGCAACGCCACAGACGTAAACAGTTCTGGTGTCTGGTTGTATTCGACCCGAACGCAATGTGCAGCATCCACATCTTCATGAGAAGTCATAACAGGAAGGTAAAGATATGACACTACAAAACCTACTACGCCAAGGCGCGTCCATATCCCGTGACCGCAACATCAATCTTGATTACGCCAAGGTTGCAGATGAAGCCGCTGACTACATTGACGAACTTGAGGAAGAAAGCACTGCTCTGGGCATAGTTATGGCAGAGCGTGACGAATACCAACGCGCAGCCGACACGATGGCAGCAGCGCACAAGGTGGAGCGTGATGCTTTGCTGGACAGTCGCCGTGCTGACGAAGCGTTGATGCGGGAGGCGTTGAAGGTGATGAACTGTACCAATCTCAAATGCAGTGACTTTCACCACAAGAAAGCAGACCAGCATCATCATTCGGATGTGTGTAAACCGATGATTCAGTATGAGATTGTGCTGGACAAACTCCGCGCACGACTGGGG